GCGCTGCTAGGTGCTACTTTAGGAGCTATGGGCGGTCCTTGGGGTGCATTACTCGGAGGCGTTGGCGGTGGTATTTTAGGAGCGTTCGGTGGAAACAAACTTGGGCAATATATTGTTGAATGGGCGTTTGGCCAAGATCCTGGTGCAGTTGCAAAGGCTGAAGTAGATAGTGTAACGGGAGGCAAAGCCGCATTAGAGACTGGTCAAGCTGCTATGCAGCTTGCTAATCCACCCGTACCACGGCGTCCAACAGAATCAGGTGTTGTGGGCGACTATGCAAGAAACGACTGGGATACTAAATACGGCGCTACGCATACAGCAAACGGCAAACCTAAGTTACTGGGTGGTCGTGGTATTATTAACGAATCAAACAATGAAAGAGCAGAATTTAAAGCGTATTATGAACAGATTATCCAACAAAGAAACAGTTCTTCTAATAGAGCTTTAGAAGCTGATTTGCTTACAATGTCATCTGGTGGTGCTGGCGGAAACGTTATTATAGGTGGAGCTACTACTATCGCGCCTTCACCAACTTATATAACTAACGGCGGCCATCAAGTATCGCAAGTAAGTTTTAGTGGCGGTGGTGGTATGGGTGCTAAGACATTGTTAGCGTATGGATTAACTAGTGGTTTAGTAGCGTAATAAAAAAGGGAGCAATTAAGCTCCCTTTCTATAAACTTATGATATTAATGCAATACAATGATATATTGTAAGCATCATAGTAACTAATAGCGCAAATTCAGATATAGTATTACAAAAGTGTCCGTCACATTCCTTAATCCAAGAAATAGCCTTTTTCATTAGTTGCCCCTCCTGAGGGCGATAAGTTATTTTTCCGTTGGTCTCGTGATATTAATCTTACGAGGTTTCTTTTCATCTGGTATAACATTTTCAAGATCAATACTCAAAATACCGTTATTCAAATCAGCATTGTTTACAACAATAGTATCTGATAGAGTAAACGTTCGAGTAAAGGATCGTGCAGAGATTCCTTTGTGAAGGTACTCATTACTATCTTCTCGATCTATATTCTTTTCGCCTAAAATAGACAAAATCCCATCTTTAACTTCAATATCAAGTTGCTCAAAAGAAAAGCCTGCGACAGCGAGTTGCAATTCATAAGAATTGTCACTTTTTCTAATGATATTATATGGGGGATAATTCTGTTTGCCTTGCATTGGCAACGTCATTTTATTCACAAGATTTTCAAATCCAATAAAGTATGGATCGTTAAGTAAATCTGTAGTGAACTGTGCATGGGTTCTCGGGTTGTGTTGTGTCATTTTGCTATCTCCTGTTAAGCAAGATTATTTTATGTGTCGTATTAACCGACGGTTTAAAAGTGTAGGAACCCTATTACGGCATTCCTACATCTTTATTTATACTGCTAAATGTGTATAAACTTAAAAAAGGTTATTACATTTAGTAATATGTGTTATTCACCAGTACTTCCAAACCCACCATCACGATCAGTTTTTTGTCCTGGTCTTTCTGATACTTCAACAATCTTCATGCTAAGAGTCTTCTCAATTAAACATTGAGCTAACCTTTCACCGTTTTCAATTGTTGCCATACTATCAGAAATATTCTCCAGCATGATAAAAGATTCTTCGACATAGTCCGAATCAATTATACCAACGCCATTCGCCAAGGTCAGCCCTTTTTTCAAAGCAGCTGATGAACGGATGTACATTTTCATTACGTGTTTTGCAGGAATATCAAAGATAAGACCTGTTGGTACTAAACACCTAATGCTTGGTGGCAATTGGAAAGCGTCTTTAACCCCGCCGACTCCCTTTACCATTACTGACATTTCTTTATTAAAAGAGTTAAAAGATCTTAAACGTTGTCCATTCTTAATACATGCTTTAATATCGAAGCAGGCTGAACCATCTGTTGCGTATTCTGGCAGCTCTGCTAATTCATTCACTTTATATACATTCATATCACTTTTTCCCAATATTATACTTGGCCTCAAGGGTCCAATTAGATTTTTCTTTATGAGATAAAATCTTAATTTGATTTATAGGAGCAGATACAGCTTCATCCGACATCGGATTAACTATAGAGATCAATTCCCATTCTTCTAACAAATTAACAATCGTATTACGTCTTGCTAAGTCTTCTTCTGTAAATGTGTTTTTCTTACCGTCTAGTATAAACAATTCCTTGAAATGCAGAATTGCGTATCGTCCTTGCTTGTGTAGAATATGACATGTTTGATATAATTTCTTTTCTTTGCGAGAAGATATGCCAATTCTAGTGAGAGTTTCTTTGACTTTCAAAAAACTATCGGGAGTAGGGAGCGAAATTTCTATACCGACGCCTCTGAAAATGTCTTCATTTTCCATAACATACAGCACCTTATTTTATATTGTTTATTATTATCACGATGCTCACCATGACCATCCAATATATTTATCCTATTTAGAAACTCCGCCGATATTCATCTTGTTATGAATTACCTTAAGATCATCTTTTGTAAGGGCTTTGAAATATAGTTTTGCTACTGTACGGTTACACGAATACACTTGCTGAATCGCATCAAGATCATCGCTTTTATCAGCCTTTGGCCATTTAGAAAAACGTTTACGTTTGCGTAATGCACCACGATAATAATCAAACTGTGCACCATGAAAGAGATGATGTCTTTGGTTTAATTCATTAGCATGGAGAATAGTATCTTCAAAGTTAGCAAATCCACGGTTAACCATATAAGGACTATAGTCTTTCTCAGCAATATCTGGCTGATCACTATTGCCAATAAGATCTTCCTTCGTGAAAGAAACCGCGTTCATGTAATCAAACGGACTATGTGCTTTACTCATTTTTCCAATCTCCAAATACGCCTGGCGCTTGTTCAGCAGCCTGTTCCATGTAATAATCGTCTGGATAATGTTTAACGCAACGATAAGCTTCTTTACGTACAGCCGATGGTACCCTTGGTGTTTTCTTAGGATCCATTAGATCTACTAAAAACTGACGAGTATTATTTACTGCACGTCTGCGTTCACACGGGAGAGTCATTCTTAACCTCCTCAATAGCTTTGAGTACTTCGTTAACATCATCACCGCAGTCTTTACAAGCCTTGATTGTATGAAGGCCTTCTGCTGTATTTAATTTTACACTGAAACATGTCTTTTTGTCAACCTTTTTTCCACAAAAAGCACAGTCAACGGTTGATTTGTTAATAAGTCTATCTATCCACTGACCCATTATACATCATCCTTATCTATTCTGTTACCATAGTAGTCATGAGTACCTGCACGATAGCGAGCTTTCTTTTCCTCTATAATCTCTCCAGATACTACTAGTGCGTGCCACCCAACGACACCAACGAAACAACCAAGCGCAAATGTTAATATATCGTATATCATTTGTATTCAGCCTCCATCATTACTTCTGTAAGGAAAGCAACCATATTAACTTCACTATCAGCTACGAAGTTTGCTTTGTACATATAATCAGCAAGAGTAACTACGAAACCCGGCATAGATTTCATTTCAACTTTATCAGTTGCCATGTCGTAAATGCGACGGAACATTTCATTCATATCTTGATCGCTGTTAGAAGCAACCCATTTACGCATTCCTGTAAAGTTTTTAGTTTTAAGCTGCTTGAATACTTCATCCATAGACTCTTGCTTTAGGTTAACAAAGATACCTTCATCAATGTTACCGGATGCAGAATATGTTTGAAGCTCAGTAAGAACACGGCGGAAGTCTGGGAAGTGACGTTCAATTACTTTAGCAAGAACTGGCTTTTCGTATGGAACACTTTCATTATCAAGAACACCGCACACACGTTTAAAGAATTGCATTGCCATCTTTGGACGTTGTGATGTTTCAATAGTAAAGTCTACTTCAGACAAACGAGAACGTAGTGGTTCAATGATACGATTTTTAAAGTTACACGTAAAGATGAAGCCACAGTTAGAAGAATATTCTTCAATAAAGTTGCGCAAGGCAGGTTGAACTGATGTAGCATTTAGATAATCTGCTTCATCAAAGATAACATACTTACGACCACCAGATAAAGACATGGAGGAAGCGTACGTAGAGATTTCATACCGAAGTGTATCGATATTAACGTTAAGTGAACCATTCTTAACAATGTAATCGCATCCTAGCTCTTCGAGCATAGCTTTTGCGATTGTGGTCTTACCTACACCTGGACCGCCAGTAAGCAGTAGGTTAGGAATACTTTTATCTTCAACAAACTTTTTAAAAGCTGCTTTAGTTTTTTCTGGGAGGATTGTATCATTAATAGTCTGTGGGCGGTATTTTTCGACCCACAATACTTCATTTGTTTTTGCTTCAATAGTCATCATCATCACCAATCATAATATAGGAATAAGTGCGGGTTTATTTAGCAACGAGAGCCCGCCTCGTTCGTTCTAAGGTAGCGAGTCTTAGTTAGATCCCTACTTTACCAGACATAGGACCAGATGGTACACTTGCTGGTGCTTCAGCAGGCATTTGACCTTCAGGGTTTTCGTCTTCAGGTGCATTTTGACGAAGGAACGCTTCTAGCTTATTACGTAGCATACCTACGCCTGCCATTTCGTTACCTTCGTATGCTCCACGTCGTGAAACAACATCAATCATCTGTACAACTGTTGCAATATCTTGCAAAGAGATTTGTACTTCAGCTTGTTCTTGTTGCTCTTGGGTTGGTGCTTGTGTTTGTTCGGTCATTTTCATTTATCCTTTTTTATAAGTCGACTTAGTATCAATTGCCACATGGTATGTGACGCCTTCGGTTTTAAACTCAGAGATACCCTTCGCGCAAAGAGTAACTTTATAATCCTGAGGTAAAAGTTTAAGATTATCAGTTTTGATAATGATCTTAAATTCATCAGATGTAGTTCCGATTTCAACGCCATAGTCATCTGAGTTTGCGTTATTGCCGTCGATAGCTTTAAGGTAGATTTTACCTTCTTGGCCAACGAATGCAACTTCCTGAAATTGTAAAACACCAGCTGCTTTAATAACAGATTGTAGATCATTCCACGATACATCGACTACAACATCATCAGATGGCAATTTAATGTCATTTTCTGGTGCAGCGTGAATCATAGAAATATCTGCATATACGTATTTGGTACGTTGCTTGCCAGCGGTGATTGTAAAATG